TTTAATCGGAATCATTATTATTTATACTTGTAGTATATCATGCTTTAGCAAATTTGTCAAGTGTATTTTGATATGTAATATACTTAACATTCTTACAGGTGTTCCACTCATCTATATTAGAACTGACCTGGGTTGTACCATTATTACCCTCTGGATTGACTTTATAGAAAGTCACTTTTTGGTGTTCTTCCATTAGAGTTTTCCATTGACTAATCCAATTCACCGGTGGAGTAGCTTCGTTCTCTGGTAATCCATAAAATTTTGTACCTTTGTACATATTATTGAGTTGATAATCATTACTAACTAAATCATGTCCAATTAAATATATCTCTTGTAAATCTTTCTCGTTGATTAACGCAACTCTACCACTTGAAGGACCACAAGCATAACCTCTATCGTCTTCACCTGAAACTAAATCATTTAGACAGTTTGCTTTATCATTTTCACTAACCCAACTCACAAATGTACTTGTATGGTTAACTTCTTGTTTTGTAATTTCTTTTGTAGTCTTTAATACATTCACAGTACCAGCTAGATTAGAACCATGAAATACAAACTCTTGTCTATCACCTCTGTCATTTTCTTGTTTACTTGATTCATGTTTGTTCAGTACTTGTTTATCTGCATCACTCATACTTCCATAAACTAATGATTCATATGACATACCAGGTACTCTGGTCCAGTTTCTAAACCAAGTTTCATTCTTATCACAATATCCACTTTGGTATATCTCGTGCATGATACCTTGGTCAACAGATATCAATACGTCTGATGTAAAATCTCTATACAAAGCATTACAACCATAAGTCTTGCCATGAGGCTTAAACATATTCAAGTCTAATAGTTTTCTACTCTCACCATTACCTATACAAAATACTTTCATTTTGTCAAATATTTCTTTTTATACCATTTATAATATGTTTTATCTGTAAATATCTCTGCTATCTCACTCGCTGGTACTTGGTCAGTTCTAATACACTCAGCTAATGACTCATACTCATATGTATCAACCTTACGAGTCATATTAGTGTTAATACTATTTTCACCTAATGTCTTTAAGAATCGATCTCTCTTGCTCTTCGTTAATTCTTTTAAGGTTTTCTCTATGTTTTTCTTACTTACTGTCATTCATTCTCACCATAACTTAACACATACCATGTAATTCCTAATTGTTTAATTGCGTTCAACATATCTGGTAAATCTTCTTTGATAAAACTATGCTTTACTACTGCTTCTCCATTTTTATAACATATTATAGTCATATTCGTTCTTATTAATCATTTACAAATATCTCTTTCATAATCAATTTACATGCTGTTTCATTAAAACTTATGAATGGTTTTAATCTGGTAATCTGAGATGCGATATCAGGCCAAACAAAAGTTTCTTTAATTTCTTTATTCCAATTCTTAACAAACGCAAGGACGTGATCCAATACGATGGCGGTCTGGTAACTAATTTTCCGTTGAATAAGCAATCGTAAGATTCTAGGATGCTGACCTTTAGGACTTCGAAAGCCACCATCAAAAGAAAGACCACGACCATGAAGATCATTAAGAATAGCATTACAATCGCTTCTAAAATGGTAATTAAATGACTCTTTACGTTTCTTGTAATCCAAGTAAACATCTGTACCATCATTTTGTAACAAGTTTCCAATCCACTTCTTATTACTTTCCAAGAAGTTTGAAACAAAGTAATCCAGTATTTCATCTTTTCCATATCTTACACTTAATTTGTGAAAAAAGTATCTATCTTTTCTCTTTGTAAAACTATCCATTGTTGCATTAACTTTACCTGCATATTTAATATAGTCATAAGTCTTTGTAGTGAAGTGTAACTTAACTCCAAGATAAACTTTATATACATCATATCCACCATACATTATACCGGTAACACTCCACCTCTAGGATACTTTAACATTCTTAAATTTGTAGCTTCTACTTTGATTTTTTCTTTTAATGATTTTGAAACTAATGGGGATACTGTACTTTCATCTATACCATTGTCATTGCAATAAAGAAGTACTGCCTCCATATATGTAATTCGTTTTTCTCGTACAACTGCTTCAATCTTTAAACTAAACTCTTTACTATTCATTATATTCCTTTTGTCGATGGCTTCCGCTCTCGCTTCCACCATCAACTATTGCAACATTATTATTTAGACCTTAGTTTTACTATGTTCTTCATAAAACTTATAAAAGTCCTGTATAGAAGTACCTAACTTATCTATGTAATCTTTCTTTTCTTTTACATATGAAGTAACACTACCATCTTCTCCAGCAAGTAAAATAACAACTTGTTCGATTGGTGTACCAAAAGTTTCTTCATACATTATAGCATAAGCTGTTGTTTGTAGGAAGTAACTTTCAATCCAACTCTCTTGTCTTTCTTTGTTTGCTGTTTTAAAATCTATTACTGACAACTTACCGTTGTATTCAGCAATACAGTCAACTTGTCCTGCGATAGTCAACTTCTTACTATACATGATTGTTTCTAAACAATGGATATTGTCAAGTTGATCTACGTATGGTCTTAATAGTTTAAACAAACCTAATGGTAATACACTTCTCTCACTAGGAGTTTGATTCTTAATGTATTGTTCAATTAGGGTGTGAGTTGCTGTACCTCTCCTTGAGGCTCTATTCATTTCCCACTTGGCAACATCTTCGCCAATACTATCTCGCCATTTTTGTAATCCTGCTTTCTTTTGGATACCTAAAACAGTTGTGACAGATGGATATGCTTTTCCATCAATTTCGTAAAATCTAAACCCATTTACATTTTTACCATGGGTTACTGGTAAGTTTGTCTTATCTAAATTTATAAATTTAAATTCTTTTCTAGCCATAATATTTCACCTTCATTTATTGTATCATTATAATATATCATACTATGGGCCTTTTGTCAAGTCTTAAATACCCTTTTTAGCGTACATATCATTTATTTCATCACGTTGTTTCTTAAATTCATCATTAATCGGTGTCGGCGTTCAATTAGATAATGCTGAAATACGATCTCTTAATCTCTCTGCTCTTACACCAACTTGTTTTGCCCAACGGCTGTCCATCATTTCAACGGCTGCTGTTGACCAATTACCATCATTTACGGCTGCTACAAACTTCTTAAAATTTGATAGTCTTGGAGCTCCCATATTGAAACACATATTTACAATCACTTGTTGTGCTTCTTCGTGTAATTCATCTAAATTAGAAAAAACCTTTTTAGATTCAGTAATATAAGTTTCTACATCTTTATCAAATACTGCATTAACTCTTTCCTCAGAAACAGGACAGCCAACTGCTGCTCCATATTCTTCGTCATTAGCAGTAACCAGGTGACCAATACCAAAAGTTTTGTAGCCTAAATGATCTTCATAGACTTCATACTTAACTCCTTCGTCAATCTTTAGTTGTTCCCTTACTTGATTAATGTTCATTTCTTATTATCCTCTTGTTAGTTTTAATAACTTATCTATTTGTGCCTTAATTATTGGCTTTCTATTAGGCCAATGAATATATGGCTCATCACTCTTACCTAAATTATATAAAAATGGTAATACTATCTTTTCAATTTCTTTAAATCTTGCAACTGTATCTTCATCAGATAGTTCTTTTGTAACAGTATCTTTTTCAGCAACAATCTGCATGACCTCATTCATCATTGCTTTGATAGATGAAACATCATCTTTAACTTTTGCTATTTCCAAACTTGAATTTTTTATTAAACTAAGGTCAACGTTAGATTTATCATCTGTTTCAGGCTTAGAAGAAACTGGAGTGAAACCCCAATCCTCATTTAAATCAAACCCTCTCATATAGTCTGGTATATCTTTTGACATTATTTATTTTTACTCCTATCTCGTATTCTTCTTTTGTTTTTTTGCATTGCTTGTTGTGTTTTGATTTCTTTGATACCTTTTTTACCGTATCTGTCAGCAAGTCCACTTTGTGGATGTGCTTCGGCGATCCTTTGTAGGTTTTCTTTCCAACCTGAATCGTGTTTTATACCACCTTGTTGTGATACTATATTTAGTACCTGAGGAACCTGGGTAATGGATTTATTCTTGTCCATATACTCTTCCATCTCAGAAATAGACATCAGTTTAGTAAACTCTCTACCTGATTTTTTGTTTCTAAATGTGTATATTGGCATCAATTAATACTCACTCTTTTTCAATTTTCTTCCATAGTTAGGCCACGTAAAATTATCTATTGACTCTCCACAATATCTCCAACGGATCTCACCTGTACTCCAATTTCTTTCATATATTTTTGCAGTCTTATCTATTTTAGGTTTACCTGATTTATTATTAAGTTTATCTAAATGTTTAA